TGTTATATCCGTGCTTGGCGGAGTTGGATTAGTGTATCTCTGAGAAGCAGCAGTAAACGTCAACGTATTGGAATCCCATATCAACGGAGGCTTACCCCTGACAGTCGTAAACCCAGTAAGTGCTGAATTGGCTCCAAACGCGAGGACGGTTGTATTCGTGAACTGGTATGTAAAGGTGCTTGATCCAGTTACCGTGATGATATAGTTACCATCTAACGCTGACTGCGCTCTATATGTGGTCGATCGTACAGTGACTTCGTTGCCAGTAGAGTATCCGTGTGGGGAAGACGTTGTAACCGTAACCGTTCCAGTGGCACCAATAGCAATATTAGAGTTAGTGACGCTTGCTGTAAAGATTGTGGAGTCAGCCTGTCCACGAAAGATGTACAGCTTGTTTAGGGCTTGCACTGCATCTGCCACGCCGCCAGCCGCTATAGTTCTTGATGTTGGAAAGGTATAAGGGCCAAGCAATACAGCTCCAGCACCGGCTTGAGTGGGCCGATACAGGTACATGCTATCTGTAAAAATCAGCACAATGTTGTCCCTGCCGACAGAGTCAATCCAAACAGAAGAACCGACCATCGTTAGCGTGTCAAGATCAGTGCTTGTAAGGCGCTGACAGCCTTTTCTTGGCTGCGCAATTCCTCGCTGCAATCGAATATTCTGAGACGTCTGAAGTATGCCTGGAGGCAAGTTTGCAGGGTCAAGCCTACTAGCAAAGCCAGTGTAGCTATTGTCAGATTCAGATTGCTGCTGTGAAGGCATCAAGAAATAAGCTTACTGAGCTTGTCTACAATACGCTGGAGATCGTCGCGCAACTCAATCATGCGCTCGTTGTGCATGTCTTTACCTTCTTCTTCTCCACCCTCTTCCTCATACTCTCCTTCTTCTTCGCCGTACCCACACTCAGAGCAGCAGCCGTCGGACTCAAGCGGAGACTCACACTCAGGACAGGATCGTTCCTTCTTTCCGCCCATAGGGCCTCCAAGGATCATCAATAAGGTTTTACTGTTGAGTTTAGGCATATAGTTAGGCGATTAAAGATTGTCCTTTTCCCCTGCGAACACACAGATCAGCAAGAGCGTAAGGAGTATTGTACTCAAAATGAGGCGCATCGTAAATAGACTTAAAGTTTCCACCCCACCGCAACTTGTGCTTTGCGGCAAGTGTTGAGGCCTGCTTGTGCATCATATCAGCGATCTTCTTGTCCGCCGGAGTACTGTCATCCATGTACACCTTGCCTTTGAACACGCCACAGTCGATGGCTAGTCCAAAGTTGTGCATGCTTGAACCAGGCTTAGCGTTGGTAACCTTTGGGCCGGGAGCAGTGCGGCCCTTGGCGTACAGTACAGCTTGCTCTTCCCAGGAACGAGTGCCGCAGATGATTTTGTAGTCTAGTCCTTCTTTGGCAACCAGCTCCTTGGCCTCAATCAAAAAGTCAGCAAAAGCATCTCGTACTTCAGGAAGTAGCGAGTCCAAGTGTTTAGCTGACCGTTCGTCGATCATCGTTTCTCGTTGCGAATAACGTCGATGGTTCCAAGAATTGTCAGCGCAGCAGCGCCCACAGCGTCAACGTGGCCAGTCTTCACTCCAAATCCGGCCAGAACCCACTTAAGAAGTCCGAGCCATGTCGATGGTTGTTTTAGGTACTCTTTCATAATTCAGTCGTGTAGTTGAGCAATTCGCTCCCAAAGTTTAAGCCGATCGTTTTCGCATTCAGAAATCTTAACTTCCAGCTTATTAAGTTTACTGTGAAGGTAATAAAGCGCAAGTGCTAGTAGGGATACTGTAAGGCCTTGCTCCAAAATATGAGTAAGAACCTTGGCAATAAACTCGTCCATGTTACTTCTTTTTAGCTGTTTTGGCCGATTGTTTAAACGCCTTTGCCGTTGGCGCACCTTTGCTGCCCGGCTTACGCATCTTCTCCTTGCTGCCAGCAGCAATACGCTCGCGTTTGGCGTGGATGTTGGAATAAAGTCCCTTCTTCATAGATTAGCACTTCCAGCGTTTAAGACTTGCCTTTGCCCGTTCTGCTGGGCCTTTAGCTTTAGCGACTACGCCTGCCATTCTAGCGCAAAAGCTCTTCTTGCGTCCAGCGTCAGCTTTAGTTTTTGGACTAGGCGCAGGAGCCTTCAGGTTGCTGCCGGTTTCTCGATTGTACTTAGCTCGACCCTTGGCTGTTAGTCCTGCGCCTTTTGATGCAGGCAGTTTTTCGCCTCGGCCAACGGATAATGATACAGATTTCTTTGGCATAAGATTAAGACATCGCAACCCAAGACAAGGACTCTTCGTTCCAGCTATACCGTCCGTCTGCTGGGTAAGGCACAGGAGGTTGCCACTGACACGTTTCTTCGTCTAGCACCCATGATGGATACGGCTGAGATGCATAAAAGGCATCGCGAACACTGTCGTAAATGTATCCACGCCCAGCGTAGTTTTTGCGAAGTGGACGTCCTTCTGGATGTTGCCCAGCGTGCGTGTTGTAGCTTGTCTGCACCCATGTTCCAGACACGGCTCCAGAATCAATAAAGTCTTGTTCAGCAACAATTACTCGCTGAACAATTCCATTTTTAATTTCAGCAAAGTGACTCATGTTAAGATGTGAATATTAATGTTCCAGAAGACGTAAACGTGTGATATGTGTACCCGCCGCTTTGGGTGATTGCGCCCCCTGTTCCACGAGGAGTTCCAAGATAACGAACCTTTACAAATCCAGAGCCACCCGAAGCGCCGGTAGTACTAGGGTCAGCAGAAAAATAACCGCCTCCACCTCCACCACCTGTATTTTGTGTGCCTGGCGTTGCCGGAATAAAGATATATGGTTGACCGACCCCATCTTGAAGATATAAGCCATTTCCACCCCCTCCCGCTCCTCCGGGGCCACTATAACTTAATTGACTTGGAGAGCCGTATTTAAGACCTCCTCCTCCGCCTGCTCTTGTTATTCCATCAACCCAAGTTAATCCATCCCCTCCTTTTGCTGTAGTTGTTGCAAGTTGTCCAGCCTGTCCAGCGCCGCCGCCTCCGCCAAAATAAACATACACAGGACTAGTTGGGACTACATTTCCTCCAGGTGCACCATTATTACCTTGTCCAGCAATTCCAAGTCCATAAGCATTTAGGCTCATAGAGCCAGCTCCAGATCCGCCGTCCTTAGGATTACCTGCTCCTCCGCCTGTGCTGGTTATGTTTTGCGCTGTAGATATAAGAGAACTATTGAATCCAATCTGGGCCAACGTTTCTTCAAGTGGCGCTGCGCCTCCAGCTCCAATGGTAATAAAATATCTTGCTACTGTTTGTGATAAAAGTGTTCCAGATCTATATCCGCCCGCCCCTCCACCGCCGCTTGAACTGCCCTCGGGTGTGTATGCCCCACCTGCTCCCCCACCTGCAATTACAAGATAGTCTAAATTATACGCAGATACCGGAGGAGGTTCTGGAGCTAATTTTGGCTTTAATGAACCTAAAAGTGCAATCATAGAGTAGCGTCTCCTGCAACCACCCAGGAATCTGTGTTAATTTTAATTATCGAAATCACAGCGTATTGGCCTGATGCAGTAACGCCATTTTTGCTATTTAATGTAACACCTGAAGTTGCTGCAATCGTTGTTTGCCCAACTCCTATTGACATAACAAGAATTTGAGTTCCTATTGGGAAGTTTGCCGTAGACTGAAGCGGAATTGTCACCGTTGCAATAGATGAATTGTTCATCACAATCATCTTTCCTGCGTCTGCAAGCACAAGCGTGTAACTTGTTGTTTGATTGTTAATGGGCACCATTGCCGTAGCAATCGGATTACGAGTCAATCCAGCAGCAGGCGTCGAGCTGGTAACATACATCTGCTGGTTATCCCATTCGACAGCACCCAGTGCGGCAGTAGTCAATAGCGTCTGACTAGCCGTGCTAGAAAAGCTGAATGGGTTAATTGTTGTTGTGTTTGCAGCAAATGTCTGACGCGCTGTAAACGGAACTGTTCCACTAACTGTTGCTATCGTAGTTCTGCTAGAAAGCGAAATAGACAACAACGGATCAACCCCAACAAGATACGTTGTATTTGATGCTATGTTTCCTGAAATACTAAAAGTAAATCCGTAATTGCTTGTGCCTCCTTGAATGCCAACTTGCCTTGGCCCAGACACTGTTCCCGTAAACCAAGAAGGACGAGTAAATACTGCCGAGACTCCAGTTGCTCCAAGTGTAGTTACAATCCACGGGCCATTTTGTGCTGTTGGAGTTGTTGCTCCAGCAGCTCCTTGTCCAGTAAGATATACAACATCGTTAAGCTGCAATGTTCTTCCGTCGTAAGTTGGAAGCACCCCAGCCGTAACCGTAAATGTTGTTGCTGTAGTATTTTGAACTGCAACATTGCTTGTAGCAGATCCAGCAGCAGTTGCTCCAGTTGCCAAAATAACTTGCGTAGGACTTACGACCGTTCTAATTGCAATTGTGTTTAACCCAGCAACACTAAGTACCATTCCTGGAACCAAGGTAAACGAAGGTGTGGCAGAAAAAATAATTGTAGTTGCATTTAATGTCCACGAATTTACATTAACTGTTCCTGCGCTTGCCGGAACTACCTGCGTATTGTGACGAACAATCGCAAACTGCATTCCTTCACCAGTTCCGCCTCCTCCGCCTGAAATTGGAGCAGTAGATAACGCACTTACTCTTCCGTAAGCATCCAATGTAATTACTGGCACCGCTGCGCTCGATCCTGCCGTAATTACTCCAGGCCCTGCCGTGGATAGCGCAAGTGTTCTATCTGCTGACAAATTACCGCCGCCAACAAGTCCTGTTCCTGCCGAAATTGACCTAGATGTAGATACTCCATTTAGCGCAGTCAATGCAGCAGCAGCAGTGGTTTCTCCAGTTCCGCCCTTACTGATGCCAATAATGTCACTTGTTGCCACAGCCCCAATTGACGCAGGCGTAATAGCGGCAATCTGAGCAGAAGCCAAAGACTGAACTTGAGCACTGTTTTGAAAAGCAGCCAACTGCGAAGTGACCGCGTAGCCGTTCAGTGCCGCAGATGTGATCCCACCAAGGTTGTTCAACGCCGATGGAGCGTCAGTTGCGCCTGTGCCGCCATTGGAAACATCGAGCGTACCAGTCAGGTTGAACGTGCCATTGCTTGTGATTGCGCTTGTTGGCGTAAACGACAACCCAGACACTTGGCTAGTCATTGCAATGCTAGTCACAGTGCCGTTGCCAAGAGCAGCCAACGAGGCAGTCTCAAGCGCGCTAATGCGACCATAAGCATCAACGCTAATAACTGGTACCGCTGCGCTGGAACCTACGTTCGTTAACGCGCCCGGCCCAGCAGTCTCAAGAGCAATAATCCCGTCGCTGGTGATGGTGCCACCTGTAAGGCCCGTACCGGCTGTAATCGAGGTTACAGTGCCAGATGTGCCTGCTGGAATAGCTTCCGTTGTAAGCGCGGTAATTTGGCCGTAAATATTGGTCGTGATAACTGGCACTGCTGAAGATGAGCCTGCCGTGATAGCAGCGACTCCAGTGGTTTGCAGTGCAAGAGTACGGCTAGTGGATAAATCGCCTCCGCCAGTCAGTCCTGCTCCGGCAGACACACTGACCTGTGACATCTGAACTTTGCTAAGTGCAATGGCAGCGTCAGTGGCGATGTCAGCGTCGATAATAAACGAAGCTGGGTTTTGCGGAACACCGTTGACAACCTTCACTACGCCAGTACCGCCAACTGATGGAATTGTCGTATGCACATGGCTAGGTGCGCCATCTCCAAAACTAGCAGTAACAGTATGGCCAGCGGCAGACGCCTGTACTTGAATGACAATATACAACCTGTCTAAAGGTGTAATGTCAGCTTGAGGAATAACCAGTGAAACAGCCGTCTGAAGTGGGGTGCCGTTATTAGGAACAGCCGCATTGCCAGAAGTTGCAATATTCGTGGATGTAGTGCCGTCCCACTTGTTTACTTGAACACGCAGCACCGTAGGAGCATTGCTGTTTGCAGTGCCAGTACACCAGACGTTGAAGTCAAAAATTCCCGCAGGCAGAAATTCCAAGTTAGGATCTAACGTGTCCGACACAAACCCAGCAACATCCGTCCACACGCCACTTGCAAGCGTAGGAGTGGTTATTGTGGACAATGTAGCTTCAGCAGTGCGACCAAGTTCTTTTGACCCAGCAGGAGCAGGAGCATCTGGAGTTATACCTTGATTAAAGTAAAATAATACGCCGCCACCACCAGACCCTCCAGAAGCTGGAGCCGTGGCTACCCACGTTGTTCCATTCCATGTTAAAACCTGTCCAGTTGACGGTGACGCAGATGATACCGCCTGCCCTTGAATTTTAGCTACCGTTGGCCCAGGATAGTTGCCAGACAAATCTCCACTTGCTGCTGCTGTTGCGCTTAATGCTCCAATTGACGCTAAAGCTGCCACGGCAGTTGTAGCACCAGTCCCACCTTGAGATAGTGCTAGTGGCGCATCAGACGTTAATGCTGGCTGATAAGCCGATAGCTGAGTGGTTGTCGCCAGCCCTACAAGTGAAGCTGACGTGATGCCGCCAAGATTGTTTAGCGCGGCTACTGCGGTCGTGGCCCCCGTTCCACCCTGTACGATTGACGCTGGAGCTGCGCTAGTGAGCGCAAGCTGATATGCTGACAATTGAGAAGTTGTGGCAAACCCGGCAATCTGTGCCGTCGTAAGCGCATTCTGGCTGTAGTTAACAACTGAAACATTTACGTTGTCTGCTCCAACTGTAACAAATCCGCTTGTGCTTTTGCCTACATTATAAATATACCCACTTCTTGTATTGCCAGTGCCAATGCTAACTGTTGCACCTTGCCGGATTGTTCCACTAAACCAGGTTGGGCGAGTTAAAACAAATCCAGAGCTGCCAGTATTTGCTTGAGTAACAATCCATGGGCCGTTTTGTCTAGCGTCAGCCTGCGTTGTAAATAAGGCCGTTGTTCCAACTCCAATTGTAGCGCCATCAAGCTGGACTCCACCAAATGTGGCGTATGTAAACGTGTTTGGCGTTACTCCAGTGTTTAGCGTTCCAGATTGATTTACAATTGCAGCCAAATCCACTGCCAGATGGCTTGTGGCGCTAGATTGCGTTGTGTTGTCGTAAAATAAAATTCCCTTTCCGTCTACAGACAACGCAGCGCCTGTTCCTGTTTGCGTAATCGCAACTGCTGGAGATGTAGAGTTTGCAGTAAACGTAGCAGCGCGACCAGTGCCGCTTTGATTAACCAAAAAAGCCGTGGAAGTACCACCAACTCCAAGTGTCTGCGGCTGATTAAATGTATTGGCCTGCGTAAGTCCTGCAACTCCAACATTAACTCCACTGCTTGGCGAAAATGTAAGCTTGCTTTGATTACTTACCCATACATCACCAACGGAAACTGACGCAGGTGCTGGAAGGCTAAGAAAACCGCCAATGTTAGCTTTTGCTTGATCTGTAGTAGCCGCCATAATAAGGCGACCCTCCATTGTTGCTCCAGTTTTTGGAACGTAAGCAGAAAGCTGTGACGTAGAAGCTGCCCCAATGGACTCCGGCGTAATTGCCGCAATCTGTGCTGAAGCCAACGCTTGAACCTGCGCACTGTTTGTAAGGCCCTCAATCTGTGATGTAGTTGCGTAGCCAGACAATTGCTCCGTGGTAGCAAAGCCAGACGCTGCATCAGTTGAGATTGCTCCAATACTAGCAGGCGTAATTGCGGCAATTTGCTCGGATGCAATTGCGCTTACTTGAGCCGTGTTTGTAAGATCGGACAATTGAGCAGTACTTGCCAGCCCTGCTACAACAAGCGACTTCGTTGCGGTTTTGGTCTGTCCGCCTTGGTTTAAAACAACAATATCAGCATCGTTTACAATTGATGCTGTAGGAAGAGCAGATATTTTAATGTCAGGCATACAATTAACTAATTAAACCAAACTTACGCTTTGTAAGAAATCATTTCACCAAGCACTCTCCAGCCGCCAATTCCGCTTGCAGCTTTTATGATTGTAAATAGATAAGCATTTATTGCATTTGTTGTTGCAGTTGGAAATGCACCATTAACCCATTTTACCGGAAATTCTAAAGCAACACCATCAATAGTAAGCGGGCTGTTTGGATTTATTCCATATGTTGGATTTCCTGTTTCAGTCAAAAATGCAATTGAAATTGACTGTCCAATTGACATGTAGTCATTTAAGGACGTTGATGAATTTCCTCGTATGTTGAATGTAAATGCCCCAGTAGCCGGAAGCGTGTAATATAACACATTTTGTGTTGCCACATCAAATTGAATTCTAGCCTGTGTGGCAGCAGTTGCGCTTACTGTAATGTTTTCTTTAATCGATGAAAGCGTTGCGCCAACTAGAGAAATTGAATTGTTTGTTCCCGATGTAACTCGGCCAAACTGATCCACCGCAAACGCTGGAATTTGCGACGCGCTTCCGTAGGTTCCTGGAATAACTCCACTTGGGGTAAGCGAATTAATTGCGGTGGTAGAAAGCGCAGTGACTCGACCGTATGTGTCAACGGTAATAACCGGGCACTGGGTGCTAGATCCCGCTGTAATTGCTGCAATGCCAGTTGTTGCTAAATTAATCTGAAGTGCTCCAGAATAAATTACTGGAGTGCTTGAAACTGAAAGCGTGCTGGATGTTGCTCCAACAGACACAACCGTTCCTCCTGCAGATCCAGAAATTCCAACATTTTCAGCGTTTGTAATTTGCCCTTTATCGTTGACTGTAAATTGAGCAACGGTTGACGCGCTTCCAAATGTGCCAGCAGCTACACCGGTCGTCTGAAGTGCAATAACTCGGCTAGCATCGAGCGTGCCACCTCCGACAAGCCCATCCCCAGCAATAATGCTTGTAGAATTGAGTTGAGCAGAGCTAACGCCTCCAAGAGCAGTTAGTGCTGCCAGCGCAGTTGTCTCTCCTGTTCCGCCTTGTGCAATTGTTGCAGGAGCACTTGAAGTAAGCGCAGGCTGCGCTCCAAGTGTAGCAAGCGCAGAGACAGCGTCGGTGGATCCTGTGCCGCCTGTAGATACTGGCAAAAGGGGCAAACGAGCAGCGTTTAATGTGCCGCTAGTAATTTCAGAGGCATTCAGTGATCTAACTTGAGTGACCTGACATTTCTTGGTGTCGCCATTCTGAACAAGAACAAGCGTATCAGCCAGCTCGACTGTTTCCGCTGTTGGTAAATCTGTAATTCTGATGCCCATAATTAACCTGTAGTTATGCGATAGCTCGCTTCGTTGTTAAGATAATTTCCAGATTCAGTCAATACTCTATATGTAGTAACTGGACCAGGAATGACGGCCTGCTTGCGAAACCTAAAAGTTTCCTTGTTTCCATTCACGCTTATACGCGAAACAATCTTCGCTCCAGGAGCTGCTGGCGTGCCGTTTCTTTTGATGAGAAATTTTTTAATCATTAGTAGGTGTAAGCCATGTTAAGCTTTTGATTTTGTCCCTGCTGGCGAATTAACACGTCAATCTGCTGCTGCACTGCCATCTCTGCAAGCTGATCGAGCACCACACCCTCATCTGTTCGTCCTTCAGACTTTAAAAAGTCAGAGCTTACTCCATTTACCAAAAAGTCTTTAAACCGATAAGGAATCAAAATCTGCTGCCAAAAGTCTATTGGCCAGTTTGGGGCATACGGCGTAAAGTTTGCAAGACAATTCCAAAAATCACCCCTACTGCTTTTTGACGGATCAACAGCAGTGAAACTAGACGAAGACTGAAGTGGGTCGTAATACACTTGCGCATTTTTGCTGTACGATATTGTGGCATCGTATGGCTTTCCGATCAGTCTTGGCGCGCTTAATCTATACTGAATAAACTTTTCGCCATTTTGCAAAAAGGTTAAGTATGTGACTTCTTGAACTTCAGAGTTGAATAAGTCTTCAACCATAAAATCCACCGGAACAGCGCGAGTGGTTATTCTTGGGTCCACGCGCCAAGCCGCAAGGCCCTGTACAGAATTTGTAGGAAGCTGAACAATCCGCTTAGGATTTTTGTCAAACGTAATGGTGCTTGTAAGCTTTCCGTTTGCCCCTTCATAAACTGAAGGAAAACTTACAACGCTTCCATATGGCAAGGCTATAAAAACAGAAGAAATATACTCTCCAACTGTATCAGTCAAAGTGGCATAGGAAGACATTTCTTTAATGTCAGCTATGTTTTTAGTTTCTCCGTTGTAGGTGTAATAAAACGGGTTTTGAATCTCTATTTGAGACTTAACAATTGTACCAAGCCTGTAAGCGTCTCCAGAAAAATCAGCCGTGTAGACCCTTGGAAAGTCAGTGTCTAGCTGCACCTCTAATGGTTGCACGTTATTACTAGTCTGCACCCACAGTGGCGCATTGTTTTGCGCAAGAAGATCATCTCCTGTTTCTGTTTGTATTGCCGGTAAATCAACCAAGGAAGCAAATGAAATGGGATTACCTGGAAAGGTCTTAATAAACCTGTTGGTGTCCGGCCATTCTTCTCGATCCCAGATTGTGCCAATCCGACGAGACGTAAAGTCGCGAATTGCATTAAAGCTCTTGTCGTTTAGCGTGGCCTTATCCAGGCCAATAAGCTGGCAAATTTCTGAAAGCAGATCGCTAAACGGGACGGTCTTCATGCGTAAACAGTGCGTGATCTTACGTTAGTGGATGGAACCCAACCTACACTAATTTCTTTTGTACCACCAGAATTAACTTTGCACTGAGGGTTATCTCGCCAAAATTCAGCAAGAAACTTTTTATCATCCCAACATTGATACCCGAGCTTATGCCCCCAGAAGTGGTAAGCGTGTCCCGGTATACTGCCAACCTTTTGGCCAATCCCGTTAATCGACTTATGGCGCATCTTTGTAAACTTGGCAGAGTTCTTGGAGTCAATCTCAGCTTGAATACGGTTCATCTGCCAGCCGCGACGAAATTCTGCTTCCATTGCTGGGATTAAGCTAGGGTCGATATCAATCATAAAACGGTGCTCTCACTCTCCGAGCAGTCACACCACTCGTCGTCTGGGAACTCCCAGACCATGCATTCCGCTATACAGAATGGCAGGTGTCGCAAAATTGCCTCTGTCTCTCCAGAGTGTCACGCCTAGCGGGCTTCCGGCGTTCGATCCGTCCTAGTATACTGCGGGAACGGTCACATATACTAAGCCTACGAGCTGAAGTCAAACTTGCCAAGACCCAATGGGTTCCCGACAACCAGACCGCAGACGGCTTCTACGACGCGAGCAGGGCCGCCACCGAAATCGGGCAGCGACTGGACAGCGGCGACGTTTCCGCCGTAGCGAACTTCGATCAAGTCCATGTTCAGGACAAGACCTTTGTACGGTGTAACCGTCCATGCGCCACTTGCAATAGTCCCGAGAAACACCGTGGGGTGCAATTTTACAGTGCCAAAGTCACCTTGAAACACATCGACCGACTGAACATATGTTTCAGCCGCAGCGTCGCGTTGGAAGGTCTGCACTTTGGTTGCGCCAGCGCCAAGAACTCCAGCAGTGGAGGTCGTGGTCAACTGAGTTGTCCCAAGCAGGCTGGTGAATGCACGCTTCAGATCGGTTCCAACGATAGCGTCGAACGAGCGGTACTGGCCAGTCTGGTCGTAGATACTCTTGAGCATTCCCTGTACATCCACGTCGGTCAAGTCACTGGATGCACCAGTCAAGATCGAGTTTGAAGGAGTGCGGAACTGTGAAGGAATATCGCCAACTGTTGGCGTTCCTGTTCCGGTGGTGCTAATCCATGTCTGGATCCCTGCCGTAAGGTAAGGAACAGACCCGTTGTCCTGCTGTGCAGTCTGGTTCGAGCAGAGAGTCGTCTCAATCGAACGCTTACACTGAAGGATAGACTTACTGACGTTGTATGCCAGCTCATCACGCACACCGGCCACCTGGGCGATGTCAGTGGAGAGCTTGGATACACGGACAGCAGGCATACGGAACACCTGCGCGTAGTTTGCAAGTTCCGCACGATAGCCCACGTCCCAGTTGGTGTACGAGCTAACGTCCGTGCCGTCAACCGTGCCGCCTACTTGAGGAGCAGGATTGCTATCAGCCTGCCAGCGGAAAAACATATTTCCGGGCTTGCTGCCTTTACGAGCCATAGACGTGAACGGCGTGTCTTTTGCATCGACAAGCGCAATCATGTCCATGAGGTCTTCGCGTTTACCGCGACCGCTAAGATTAGGTTCAGTTAGAAGTGCCATAATACTAAATAAGTTGAGTTAGGTTACTGAGTTAAATTGGGGCTTACACAAACCCCATTGCTTTTACTAGGTCACTCAATCCATCTCTGTTTGAAGTGTCTTTAAGGAAAGACTTTTGAGCACTTTTAGTATCATCCTTGCTTACGCTTGGAGGAGCCTTTAGCGTTGGCTGTGCTGGGGCACGTTTAATTGGCGCTGTGGCAGCAGGCTTAGACTTTCTTTCTGTATAAGCCTTTAACCCCTCTACAACAATGCCAGCTAAATGTTTCCAGTCAGGCCTGCGCTTAATCTCTGGAAAATCTCGAACAAGCGCCATCGCTGCTTGATATTCGTGAGATTCAGGCTTTTTATACCAAGGAAAATCCTGCACAATCATAGGTTCCGTAGCTTGCTGTTGTTGCAAGTATTGATACCTATTAGGAATTTCAAGATCCTTATTCTTGATTGCAAGAGACTTCATGGTTTGAACTTCTTTGGAAGTTATTTCCAAAGTTTCTCCATTTGGCATTTGGATTTCTCCGCCATCTGGATTTTGCTCACACCATACAATGACATTTACAGCTTGTTTAAATTGATTTTCCAGTTCTTGAACTGAAGTAATCTTTTCAAACGAGTTATTAGTGTCTTGCTTTGCAACAGGAAAAGAAGCTTTTGTTGCCTCTAATTCTTGCTGCATTGAAATCAACCGCTGTTCCTGTTCGTGCAATTTTGCCTGTGCGGCCTTTTTCGCAGCAACTAACTTGTTGATACGCTTCTGTACGCCTCGGCTTAAAGAACTTTCCTCAGGCTCACCTTCTTCATCGGTGGACTGATCGGCTTCCCCTTGAGTTTCCACTTCAGAGTCCGTAATTGGCTCTTCGGTTTCTACTTCAGGTTCTGCCTGCTCCTCTTTGGCTGGAGCCGCCTCCTCCTCGTTTAGGAAATTGGACTTAACAAAATCAGCTAGGCTGTGTTCATCAAGTCTTCCGAGGTTATTTGCAACGGGTGTACTGTCTGCCTCCTGACTCCCGGCGTCAGGCTGTGAGTTTGTGTTATTCATGCTATAACGGTAGCAAGCCCTTTATTTAATCAATCCAGTAACGCTGGAAGGCCCGTTAGTGGCTTTATGCCAAATCTTCTTCAGGAGTCAAGCCATTTAATTCTCTTGCTTGTCTCCTTAATTCAATAAGTGCGCTTAAAACTAAATTAATTCCATCAGCTTGCCCTGCTGTATGTATTCTATCTTCTCCTTTGCAGTCTTTACTTATAGCAAGCATCCAATGCTGCTCTTGTAGCTGCTCAATAAGTTGGCAGATTTCTGACCAAATAATGTTTTTCCCTGAAAAGCCAAAGGCGTTCTTTTGATTATCCGTCATATTACTGTTGCGCCTGTTGAGCCACTGGAGTTACGCCAATCCGGCCAATCTGCGCGTTTTGCTGTTGCATAATCGACATTTGCAAGCTCTTAACGTAGTTCTCAAACAGCGCCTTAAAGTTTTCGTCTTGCTGAAGAGCTTGTTGAGCTTTTGGATTAGCCTGTAAAATCTGCTGTGCGTATTGCAACTTAGTCTGTGCCGTAGGATCGTTCTCTTGGTACAGCGCCTCATTACCAAGTAGCATCATACCGATGTCTGTCTGCACATCCTTGAACATTTGCCTACTGGAGTCTTGAGGATTAAGAATAAGATCTTTAGCAACTTCAGGCGCAATAGCCTGAATCATCATTTCAGTAAGCTTGTTCCTATTTAGCACGCCACCTGTGTCCATCTGCGCAACCTTGGTAAGGAAATCAATCTTTTGTGCAATGTATTCTTTATCTAAATCCATTACGTCAAACTTGACCGTAAGATCAAACTCGTTATGGATCTCAGACAGGCTTTGCGGCAACTGTCCACCAGTGATGCGCTGTATTTCAGCAGGCGACATGTACTGACAGCAAAGGCTGAACATCTGCCGGAAGATAGCTCTCCACGTCAGCAACCAAGTGTTTACCAACATCTGTTGAGACAATTGCGTCTTACGAGGATCAACTTGTCCATTAACTGTCCCAAAGTATGCCGCATGACTTGCCTCTACGCGCTGAATTAAATTAAACGCCACGCCAGGCTCGCGGGCTGGCGGATCCATAAATGTGTAGTCTGATGGGCTTACGACAGGTAGCTGGACGCCGGGGCCAACTCGATTGATGGCACCAATTCGTTTGACGACTTTAATGGGAGGAAGAGTCGAGAAGGCAGTATGATCCCGGATGGAATCGTGCTGCGCTTTAACTTCGTCTTGGTCCGTGTGTGCAAGCTCAGGCACGCCGCGAGTATCAGTAATGGCACGGCGAATGCACTCACGACGGAACTCCACAAACGGATACTCTCCGTGCGCGTAATCGAGTCTTTCATGGATAGCGTAAGAGATTTTTTCTTTAGGATGATCTACTGCTGCCTGTGGACAAATAACAGTGTAGTAAATGCACGGAGCTTTGCCGTCTAAGCTCTTGGTGTAGCAGTACACGATCTCAATCATGTTCTGATAGTTCAGTCCGTTATAAACTAGCAGTTCCGTGCTAGGCAGGATGTTTGTGTTATACATCGTGCTGCTTTTGCCAGCCATCTGCACGGCCAACTCTACCCAGTCTGCGTTCCAGCCTTCTGTAGTAATCTTCTCACGAATCTCCACTTCAGACATCCACGTCCGGCGGAAAATTACACGGGCTCGTTGCAAGTCTGCTGTCTCAGGCGGAACAAGAACTTCATCCCAAGGCTTAAGAGCAATAATCTCAGGAAGGTTTTTGCTAACATACTCTTCGTCTTTGGATGTTGCGCCAGTTTCGGCCAATTCCTTGACCATTCGTTTTGCGTCAGTGGCAGTTAAATCTGGAATAGTTGCCTCAAGAATAGCCGCAGCTTCATCAGACTTTTGCATGATCAAGTCTGGCAACTGCATGAGCGTTGGACTTTGCGACTGCTGCGCTAAAGCCACAATCTCATCCATTGTCACCGGCTGATCTCGCTTGCTGATGTTCTGTCTCCAACCAATAAAGAAGGCAGACCAGCCGTACTGAAAAGCGTACTGGGCGCCAAGTTCAGCTTCACGGCGAAGCTCTAGCGGCATCTTGCTATCGCGAATCCAATGAAGCAACGTAGTAGCAATGCCACTAATTGACATGTCTGTCATTTCTACTTCACTTGTGCGAATCGTGGCTCGCTCAAACGCAGTCACCATCAGCGCAGATAACTCGTTGCAGGTAGAGTCGATCAACCGATTGCGAACGTCGCTGGCTCCCTCAAAGGGCCAAGCCGGATCACCTTCGTTACGCAAATTACTATGCTTTTTCCCGTCATCACTCTGACCAGCCCACCGAGCAAAACGCACATCATCGAACTTCGTCGTCAGGTTGCCCTGCGTCGAATTAATCATTGCACGATTGTACTCACTCAACAGATCCCCAACGTCAGGGACGGCTGTTGCAATAGCTAAAGGATCTGAAGAAGCTGAATACATAGACAATTAAACTTTTAATAGGAACCGCACTTAGCCATTTGCTTAACTTGCTTTTCCCATTGTTCGCCTCCAAAATATTGTGGCTGCATTACCACCATATACCCTAAGGCGTCAATTGGATCTTTACTAGCACCTTTTTGTCCGTCTTGTCCAGACCATTCCTTTAAACTGTATATTAAGTTCTGACAAGACTCGTGAACCATTAATTTAGGATGGTTTACACCCATTACCATTGGATTTTCTTTATTCCATGACAAAAGATCATTGATAATCATCACTCGCTCCTCAATTGGTAAAGCCGCTGAAGGTGTAAACATAAGCGGATTATCAGCCTGATAAAGCAAGTCTAGCACTGTAACGCCGCCATCCTTAGTAATCGTCTCGGTGCCAGCGGTCCGAGGATCAATCCAGCGGTCTACGATCATCTCGCGCTTGTCTCCGGCAGTCTCAAGGCTCCAGATAAGCTCAGTGTACTCGTTCACTCCACGGCCAGCACCCGCCTTCTGTGCCGGGCCAGCTCGTCCGTCAGCCTTGTCACTAGGAAGCGCCCACTCGCCGTAGCTTTGGTCCGGCCACTCACGGTAGACCCATAGTATACCGTGCTTATCTACTCTACCCCAGAGCATAAACCAGTTGCGGGCTCCGGCAGGATCAACCGCCATATAGTTACTTCCGTCAGGAATAACCTCTTC